AACCTGGTAAGAACGGGGTGGACGGGAGTAATTATGACGATTCTGGGATTATTCGCCGTCTAACAGCTCTCGAAAACGTGCAGGTACCGGCCGCGCAGCCGAAATCCGCTCGGAGTGTGAACGTGCTGGATGCACCGTATAGGGCAGACCCGACCGGCGCGCAGGATTCCACAAAAGCTATTCAAGATGCTGTTGATGCTGTCGCAGCGTTAGGCGGTGGCGCTGTCTTCATCCCAGGCGGCGTTTACAAGGTTAGCTACCCATTTATCCAGCTCAAGGGGTTTGTACAGGTATACGGTGAAGGCACCGCAACTCAGATTGTTGCCACGACCGATAAAACCATCGAGAAAAAGACCGGCGTTTTCCACACGGGCACCTATGAAGAGCGTCTGCAAGACCCTACATGCCTGCGTTTCGGTGTCTCAAACCTCATGATCCGCTCTCGCAAATCTGGCATTCAACATCAGCAGTGGATACCAAACCTTTGCGGCATTTGTTTCAACACGGATTTGGGGAAAGACCCCGCAGACCCGGACGCCGTTCCTACTCTGAATTTCCTTGAGATTTGGGGTATGGAGACCGGTGCGGCCATCATTGGCATCGACGATCAGGCTATGAAAGTTTTCTCGCTGAAAACCCGCCACTGCGGTCAATCAGGTTTGCTCGTAGGTAAACCAGTGGGACACCCGGAAGGAACCGGAGGTGCAGCTGATAATAAATTTTTCGGTGCAGACATTGGCGGTTCAAACCAGTCAAAGAGCGGCTACGCAGGCATTGAGGTGTGGACTTCACAAACGAAGTTCTCTCTCTCGACGTCATGGTACACGCACCGCGCCGCACCATTTGCAGACCTCTACGCTTTGCCTACAGGTTCGACCGCCGGGCAAGACGTAGCGGCCGGAGCACCATCCACCGCTAACCGCCGAAACCAGAAAGACGGAGCAGGATGGTACATCCGTGCCACTAAGTGCGCCTTTGTCGAATGCGAGGCACAGGAAAACGGAGGGCATGGGTTTATCGTCGCTTACGGTGATAACGTCCTCTCCGAATGTCGCGCCGAATCGTCCTCATACAAGGGAACTGTTACTGCACCCGCGAAGATCAACGAGGCATCGGATTTCTATGTGCTCAATGAAGGAACCGACGGGACTGTCCTCAATGCCTGCACGTCTCGAAGCGCCCGAAAAGCAGACGGCGGAGCACGATGGTCCTACTATGTCGAGACATGGTTCAAGGGGTTAGCAATCGTAAACTGCGTCTCTCGTGACGTGGCTACGCCCTCAGGGTGGACGGGAGTACCTGTCCGAACACGTTCGCCGCAAGGTGACGATGTGTTTATCCAGGTGAATAACTACTTATCTACAACTCGCCCTGGTCAAGGCCCTGTGCAGACCGGCTCGAAGACATGGACTCTTACCCATGCCACGACAAAGACAACATCAAACGGCGCGGAGCGGTGCTATGTGCAGGTGGATAACCTAACAGGTCTCGGCTTGATTCACATGGACTTTACATACCGAGGAAATTTCACAAACGATGAAAAGCTGTTCACATGGCCTGCTGACGCACCCGCGCCCGCTGGTCTGATTGAGACACAGCTTATTCCTGGGCAGGCAGGGCAAATTTACGCCACTGTCGGCGACCGGTCTGTGAAATCGTGGGCCGTTCCATTGCAGGAAGGCCGCCATGTCATTGTGAACCTCGTGGGATTCTTCGCAAAGAGCTAGGAAAATAATGCCACCTTATCTTGACCCCTCTGCTTTATACGGTTTGTTAGGGACGATCTTCGGGGCATGCGCGTCTCCCCTAGTACTTTGGGCATCCAAAAAGACTGAGTCAAAGGCGGAGATCACGAAGACTAAGCTCGCGTTAGAGCAAGAGAAAACAAAAGCCGAGGTAGGCACACAAGCCGCTCTTGTGCAGCGTTTGCAGGAGCAGAACGAAACGTTGCAGTCCCGCATGGATTCAATGGAGCGTGATACCCGCGCTATCCAGCAGGCAGCATATGAGCGGCAAGACCGGGCGCGCATGGCGCTCTCTATCGCCATGTCGTACATGACAACGCTAACCGGGCACATCAACAATAGGCAGCCGCCGCCCGCGCCGCCTATGCCTACCGGTCTCGAAGGATATATAGCCTCGCTCTTGCAATGGTCGCAGGAAATCCCCAAACAGGATAACCCCGAAAAACCTCGCGATCCTCCCAGCGCCGAATAGCACAGAACCGACCCTGCACATGTTTCTAACGTGTGCAGGGTCTACGTATCAGTAAACAAAGAAAGGAGGGCGCAATGGCAGCAACATTCACTGCACCAGATTCCGACCTCGTGAATACCATCCATCCGACCGGAAACTGCACATGGGGCGCACTAACACCAAAATGGGGCGTTCTGCACACAATGGAGACCCCCGAAACGACCCAGATAGCAGAAAATATAGCAGGTTGGTTCGCCAACCCCGCCGCAGGAACCAGCGCTCACTACTGCATCGACCCTGATTCCATCGTTCAATGTGTGGACGAACGCGCCGCAGCATGGGCAGCCATGCCAACAGGGAACGCCTTCGGCATTCACCTGGAACTAGCAGGCCGCGCCGCACAGACAGCTACCGAATGGGCAGACCCGGCCTCACAAGCAATTCTTGACCGGGCAGCTGCTCTTATGGCCGACATCTGCACACGTCACGGAATACCGGTGCGGTTCCTCACCGATCAGCAGCTCGCGAACGGTGAAAAGGGAATCACCACACATGCGCAGATTAGCCGAGTATTCCGAGAATCCGATCACACCGACCCCGGAGATGGATTCCCCGCCGCACAGTTCCTAGCTCTCACGCAGAAACACTACACCGGCGGAGTCATCGCAGAAACAGTAAGCACTCTCATCGAAAACGGAGACGAAATGACTAACGAACAGACCGAACGCCTACTCACCGCAGTCGAAGGCATCCACGCGCTTCTTCGCCCTGGAAAAGAACAGCACTGGCACGCAGGCCCCCTCTACAACGCCATCACCAACACCAGTATCCAGACCCAGCAGACCAAGGACGCACTCACCCGCGGTCAAGACGGAATCAAGTGGGATGGCGACATTTTCTCGCAGAACAAGCAGCTCATCGCCACACAGCAGGAAACTAACCGCCTGCTCGCTGAACTCATCAAGAACCAGAAGGGAAACTAAACATGAACTCCCAGCGCCTCGCAAACATTCGCACCGCAACCTACACCCTCGCCCTAACCATTGGCGCAATTTTCGTCGCTCACGGCGTTATCACGCAGGAAAATCTCAACACCTACCTGCCTCTAGTCCCCGCCCTTTTCGGACTCATCATCGCGATCTTCAACGTCAAAACCGGGGCAGACCCCGAACCTCACCCAGAGGTAGCTGATGCACTCGCACGCATTGAGGACGCAGTAACCACCCCGGCGCTCCCGGAGACTGACCGGAGCCGGAGCGTGCAGGAATACCTTTACGGCGATCCTAATCATGAGGTTCCTGCTGCATCGAAGTATGAGAACCTGGGAGACCATGTAGATCATGGTGCAGATGCCGCGCTTCGCGAACGAGTACAGGGCGAAGCGTAAATAATTTAGCCCCTCCGATATGCGCGCCAACGCTCGGAGGGGCTAGGTAATGAAGGAGGAAAACGGCAAGTTTCGTCTCCGATAAAAGTATAACCCCATGTACCAGACAATGAGCTGGTGCATGGGGTTACTTTTTTATTGCGCGAGTCTGAGCTTATTATTTTCGAGAACGAGGCGGTGGATACGCTCTACTGCATCCTCTGGTAAACCTTCCATAGCCTCGCCATCTACAACCGAGCTGATGGTGACGTATCTCGACGCGCTGGTACCAAGGATGATATTCTCAACCGCATCGGAGCCATCTAGCGGAACCCGCATATATCTGTGCGGATCACCGAATTTGCCGGAGCGTCGGTAAATTTGAGTTCCCTGCGTATCGGTGTCTCCGAACTCGTACACCTCGACGTCTGAATGCTCGGTGCGTTGGTACGTCACTTGCAACCCGATTTCATCTGCGCATGAGAAGTCGAAGCAGAGGTAAGGGGCGGTAGCGTCAATTTTGATGGGTTTCATGGGGATTACTCTTTTCTATTGCCTGTAGCTTTTTTGAAAGCGTCTGATTTTCGGTCGCCTCCGTGGCGCGGCCTCTCTTCATACCAGCCTTGCAACTGTTCCTCTGTATATATGGGGAGACCATCGCAGGTAAACTCTGTAGAAGGTAAGGGGTGCCTAGCGGCAACTTGATCTAACGTGTATGGGGCGATGCCAAGGAGCTTTTCAGCACCGCGCTTACCGTAAAACTTGTGTATCGTGTTCATACGTTTTAATGAAGTTTTCGAGACATTTCTCTTGTGAATAGCCGACTGCCACACAATAAAGAGATAACTTATGAGTGGTGGCGTAGGTGCTTCCATAGTATGCGTTCCAACCGCCTGTCGTGCGGCTCGATGATGGCTGCATATATCCTATAAGCTCTTCTCCGTCGTAGATGTGGGTGGCATGTCTTGAGATGTTGCGGATTGTGTATGCATGGCTCATGCTATCTCTCTTTTCTGCTCTGTCGATGCCCTGTTACTTCAACATAATCAAGTATGGAATATTTCAACTCTTGAATCAAGTAGGAAACCAATGACATAAGACACATTTTTAAAATAGTGAGTTTGTAGTGAGTTAGTCACTAAAAACTACGGAAAACCCCCGTAATTACAAGGAACTACACCCAATAAGCAAAATCAATTTAGAACTTTTACCACCCAAAACCCCATACCGGAATATCAAGGAACTTGCCACCAAAACCCTTGCCATATCAAGGAACTAACCAACCTAAAATAGATTATATGCATATTTGAATTACTACCACTACCTGACAAAGTAGTGAGTTTATAGTGAGTTCACACCGCGCTCGCGATCTCAAAGTAGTGAGTTAAGCGTACAGCGAACATTCCAAAAATTCTGAGAAGTCAGCTTCGCCCCTGCGCTCGACGTAGGATTTCCGCGTCGTGGATTCCTGCTCATGCCCGAGTTGGAGCGCCGCCGCAGACATTCCAACCTCACGCTCAAGCCACGTCGCCACCGACCGGCGGAATGTGTGAAGGGTAACCCACTCAAATCGCGTTCCCTTGAGACAACGCCGGAGCGCGTTTCCAGCACTCGACCCCGACAGCAGGTTACCTCGCCCGGTTGTGAAGACGAACTCACTTTCGGATGATTCTTGCCGCCGCCGCAGCATATCCAGTACGCCCGCAGGAAGGCGAATGATGCGCACCTGGTGAGTCTTTGTGTGTGCTTGGTATGTTCCGCCGGTAATCACGGTGCCTCGCACGATCAGGCGTCCAGTTTGGAAATCGACATCAATCCATCGCACGCCCGCAGCTTCACCGAATCGTGTACCAGTTGCAGCCAAAAGCTCGCACAGATCGCCGAGCCACGCCACACCATCGCCGCCCGCCCGTTCCCGCACAATGCGGATAACTTCGAGGGCTTCCGCTGGGGTAAGCGCCTTCGGAATTTTCCTAGCTGTTCGCCGCGGCCGTGTCGCTTCGACCGGGTTAGACGCCAAAACCCCCAAACGCACCATCTCCCCCAACGCAGCACGTAGTACCTGCCTTTGCCTGCGCGCCGAACTTTCGGCCTTCACTGACTCCAAATAATCAACCACCACCGGAACCGAAAGCTCGAACAGCTGGAAATGACCCAAATTACGTTTCAATGCACGAACCGAGACACCTAAGTTATATCGCGTCTGCTCCGCGCCCTCCCATCGGTCAAGCCACCAATCTAGAACCTCGCCGAGCCGAGAGCTTGATGAAAACCTGCCAACTCCCAATGCAGGCAATGATTCTAACTTCACCTGCAACTTACGAACCGCAGCCCCTTTTGAGCGCTCCCGTGCAGTAACATCGCGCCGCATCCCGCGTTGATCGCGGAAATATGTCCGCGCCACCCAGCGGCCGGAATCTAGCTTTTTTGCAGTGATAACCCCATGATGCCCAATTGGAGTTTGCGGACGCACCATGTTCTAACCCTCCCTTGCGCACACCGCCACAGTGCACTATATTATTCAAGCGTTTCATATGAGCAGGACTCTCTTTCACCCTGCATCACGGGCGACACCGCGTTTTTCAGCCTTAGCGTGGTGTCGCCCTTGTCTGTATCAGGGGTAAAAAAATGCCCCTGAGGCCCAAGACCTCAGAGTGAAAAAGAAGAGTGAGAGAGTGATAGATGCCGAATTCTTTAGAGAGCCAATAGCCGGGGTGTGCCTGCTTCGTTCAATTTAGCGCGTTCCTCTTGTAGCTTTACCCTCTCTTCATTTAATTTAGCGATCTCTTCATCTAACCTAGCGCGTTCCTCGTTCAATTTAGCGCGTTCCTCTT